ACTTACAACAGAATTTTAGATTTAGTAACTGAGGCAGGAGCTAAAAGATTAGCTAGAGTAAAAGTAGCCCAGCTAAAACAATCAAATGGTACTGCTGAAGATATAAGGAAAGCTGAGAATGGTGTGCTTACTGCTAGACAAAGACTGAGGGGGAGCCCTAAATCTAATACAGGAACGGCAAGAGGACTTGAAATTAGCACAAGACCAGACCACGCATTTAATCTTAGAGCAAAGAGACAGAGGAACAAGCTATGAACAACACTTACAACAGACTTTTAGATTTAGTAACCGAGGCTGGCATAACTAAGATGGTGAGGCGGGGTGATTATGATGATAATGGAACCCCACAAACCGCACAAGCAGCATATAAGCTTAAATCCTCAAGAAAGAGGGCTAAAAAAAGAGTTAGAAGATCTGATGGGTCTACAATTGGGGATGGGCATATGAAGTCTGGCGAAGAAACGGGAGATATGCTGGTGCGAGGTAATCCTGATGATACATCTAGGCTAAGAACACCTAAACCATTGAAGAAGAAGCCCAATCCTACTGGCTCTAAGGCAGCAAAGAAGGATAAAAATGTTAACCATGAGAGAGCAGCAGCCTTAGATATTAGAACGAAGAGGGATAAGATAGAAAAGAAGAGGCTAAGTGGTAAATTCCCTGCATCTAATCTTACTTCATCAGAAAGGTATGGTCCTAATGGCACACCAAAGTTGAAATTTAAGAACCCTAAGTAGGGCTAATATGAACAACACTTACAACAGGATGTTTAACTTAATGGTAGACAATGGCAGAACGGATGAAATTGCCAGTGCTAGACCTTTTGTACCTACGGGGGTTACTAAGGGTGGAGCCCCTACAGAGTACGGTAGATCTAAAGGTTCCGTAACTAAAGGAGGTGCTTCTGTGACTGCTGCGGGGACTTCTAAAGGAGGCACTCCTACAATCTTGGGAGGTATAAAACCAGATGAAATTACTTCTGGTGGTGCCCGTACCGATGTTAAAACAACTAACAAGGGTGGTGCGCCTTCAAGGTATGGTAGAGTTAAAGGTGCCACTAACGCAGGTGGGAGACGGATATCATGAACAATGCTTACAGGTGAGGATGTGGTGGTAAAGGAAAGGGCGGTCGGCCTTTAAGGAGAATTTATGTATAATAGAATGCTAGGACTAATAACAGAGATCGGTGATACTCAGGAGGGTAAGAGGAGAATTCTAAAGGCTTATCAAAACAGAAAGGAACAAATAGCTGCCGCAGATAAATCATTGGAAAAAAACAGAAAACACCCAGAAGCTACAGAGCAACAAGATGATTGGGAAAACGACCCCGATTCTCCCGCTGGTCAAAATAAGGTTGCTATTACAAGAGCTAAAATACAAGCTAAGAAAGTAGATACTTATATGAGAGCAAGGGCAGCAGGTGAAGCGGCGGGTGGGGCCTTAAGTCCTGAGAGAAAGGCTAGATTGGCAGATGTTGCGGCTAAACAAGGATTAAAAGTCCATAAGCAGGATTATGGGGAAGCTGAGGCTGCCTTAAAAATGCTTAGGAAGTCTGCGCCTAAAATTACTCCGAAATATCCTGAGAAAAGAAGAAGCACCAGAGGGTCAACAGGCCAAGGTCTTGAAGCAGCTAAGTTTAATGCTGACCAAAGAGGTAGAAATCAGAACTACAGGAACAATTAAGGAGAAAGCTATGAACGAAAATTACAACAGAATGTTTAACTTGGTTATTGATGAGGGGCGAAAGCGGAGAAATAAGTATAATAATCCCGCAGCAATGGCCCAAAGTACGAGAGATAAAGAGAGGAATGCAGCGGCTGTGGCTGATGAAGAAGGTTCGCAACCGCTAGGTGGTGTTGCCGCTAATGGAGATGCAGCCGAAAATACACCTCCTGCTACTGGTCGCAGAGATCAAAGAAAAACAATAAAAGCTAGACTTGGTAGATTTATTGGGGGGATGAAAGATAAGTTTTCGGCTGCATATAAGGAGAAAATAAACCCCACAGTACCTGCAAGGAGGGAAGGTGACCCACCAGAGCCTAAGGAAGGTGATCCAGGGTATGAATCTCCCGCAGCTAAAGCCAGCAGGAAGGCTGGTGAGGCTATTACTGGTAACCTTAGGGCCAACCGAATAGCTGGACGGCTTCAGAATACAATTAGAACACCTAGGAAAAATGCTATTAGCAGCAATGTTCTGAGATAATCAGTAATGGTTTATAGAAACAAAGACGCTAATTTTTTTAGAAAGGCAAGCTTAGAGAAGGTTCGTGTGTATTGGGAGAACCTTAAGAGATCTAAGAAGTTAGTTGCTACCACTTATTCAAAGGGCAAGAAGCCGAAGCGATCTTAACCTTTGAGGACATTAAACATCCACAGACTTTACATTGCGTAGTGTCCTTCTTAAACTCTGGGCAAGCTTTACACATTTCCATCCTCGCTATTTGGGAAAGTTCATCTTCTAGCTTAAATCCAGACCTCACCCATCTGTAAACGGTTTCCAAGAACATCACCATTCGTTGAAGTAATGTTGTTCCTGACTGTGTTGAAGCTAATAGAGAGTATAAGGTAGAAAATGTCCTATCCCAGTACTTTTTAAGTGTGGGTATAAGTCTTCTTTGCTTTTCTAGTAGTACTTCCCTCTCCATAGAGGATAACCTACTCTCAATTAACTTAATTTTGTTTAGTAATTGTGTTTTTTCTTGCTCTTTCATTTAGTCACCTATACATATTATATGAAGAAAAGGTCAGTGATTAACCGTAATAGAATGCAATCTGCTTGTTTGTCCGCAATAAAGAAAGGGAAAAGCCCTATCGCAAAGCGTAAGATGGCTAAACTAGGTCAACCTACTGATATTGGTAGTTGATGCTGGTTAATAAAGGCTTCTCTGTTCTTATGCCAAGAATCTCTCCCAGCTAGTTCCCCTAGTGAATTGTGGATTAGCTGTATTGGTACGACTTGATTTTTAAGACCTTTCTTATGGGCCGTTATGGTGTAATGAATATCATAGTAGTCCCAACCCCCATCAAGGTAACTTGGTTTATCTAATCCTATAGTTTTTAGTGCTTTGCCTGAGGCTGCTAAAAATAACCCATCTAGGATAACTACTCTACCACAACTACCATAGAAAGTAGACTCACAGTTGAATTTATCTTTGCCGTGATACACAAATCCTTTATGCTTCCCTTGTTTCCAAACTTCCTGATTCCACCAAATAGCGTCCTTTGATAAATAAGTAGTGCCAGCTACTCCTGCAAAACCACTATCATACTTTAGGCAATGTGTTATCAGTATATCCTTTAATTCTATTGTATCAGTTAATATCTCTATATCGTCATGACACAAAATAACGATATCATTATCTTGTACATCGAATCTTTTAAAGGCTTCTGAGTAACCATCAAAGATAGACTTTTGATTAACTAAAAACTTTGTGCTTATGTTAGCCCTAGATAAGTAAGCGGATAGTCTTTTAGAAGTTTCTGTAAGAGTTTTACTCCTAGTACATATAAAAGCGTAAATATTCATGATTAAAGAAGATTATATAAAAGAGTATCAGAGGTGTAAGGAAGATCCGATCTACTTTCTTAAAAACTATATTAAGGTAGTCCACCCCATTAGAGGGCTAGTACCTTTTTCATTATATCCCTTTCAAGAAACAATTGTAAATGAAATTCAGGAAAATAGGTTTAATATTCTTAAAAAGTTCCGTCAGGCAGGATGTACTACATTAGCCTCTGGGTTATCATTATGGGAGGTGGTTTTCAAACCTCACCAAACTATTGTAATTCTATCGGTAGGTGATACTGAGTCTACTGAGGTTCTTGACCGTATTAAGATTATGTATGACGAGCTTCCTGATTGGATTAAGCCTAAGGCTACAACTATTAATGCTCACAACCTCAAGCTTGAAAACAACTCTCATATTAAGTCTCGTCCGTCAGGTAAGCAATCTGGTCGAGGTCTTTCGGGGTCTTGGTTGATTATTGATGAGGCTGCTTTCATTGAACACATTGATACTATCTGGGCTGCTGTATATCCCATCATCTCCACAGGAGGTAGAGCATTCATCCTATCCACGGTTAATGGTATGGGTAATTGGTATCATGACGCTTGGAACAAGGCTGAGGCTGGTGCTAACTCCTTCAACCCTATCCAAATTAAGTGGCAGGAACACCCAGAATACAATAGAGTTGAGGGGTATGAGGATTTATACAAGGAAATGGAGACGAGGAATCCCCCAGTTCTTATTGATGACTGGGAGGCAACCACTAGGGCCAACATTAGCCACAAGAAATGGCTTCAGGAGTACGAGAGTAACTTCTTAGGTACAGGTGATACCTTTATTGAGGGTACTATCCTCACTACCTTAACTGAAAGTGTTAGTGACGATTTCTATAGGAAGTATAACAATAGGATGTACATTTGGAAGGACCCTGATCCTAACTCTACTTATTTTATGGCTGTAGATGTCTCTTTAGGTAGGGGTAGAGATTATTCGGCTTTTCAAATTATAGATCTTTATTCAGGTGAGCAAGTAGCTGAATTTTATAGCAATACAACCCCAATAAATGAGTTTGCCAAAGTTTGCTTTGATGAAGGGAACTATTATAATTTATGTACAATACTGGTTGAGAGGAACACCATAGGTAATAACCTATTAGACTACTTATTTAACCAATTAGAGTATGAGAATATATGGTTTGATGAGAAATATAACATGGGTTTGCAGGTTACAGCCAAAAATAGGGATAATATTCTAGTTGATATGGAAGAAGCTATCCGTACTAATGAGGTTAAAATTAACTCAAAAAGGACCGTCAAGGAGCTAAATACCTTTATTATAAGCAATAGTGGTAAAGTACAGGCAGATACTGGACAAAATGATGATTTGGTTATGAGTTTAGCTCTATCTATATATGGTAGTAGAAGGTATGTCGAAACCAATCCTGAGATAGTTAAATTTAACCCTACTAAAGATACAAAACCTCCCATGCCATTAAAATCCCATAAAGTTATAACCTCTACGGGAAACACAACGGAAGATATTACATGGATAATCAAATAAACGAAAACGCTGGCCCTGGAATGACTACTTGGACCCCTGTATCTGATGGGAGTCCTCAGGGGTATACTACTGGGTATATGTCCAAGATATTTGCAAAGTTCTTTGCAACAAAGGCCCAGGAGAAGATTGCAGCGGCTAGTGATCCAAGAGGGGTCGAAGGAGATCTTTATGTTAATCATAATGCGTCACTAGATTCAATGACCCAGCCCTTGTGGAGCTACACGAAGGGTATGCCGTTCATGCCAGAAGCGGAGCTTAACAGGAAGCGCAGGTACGATGAATACGAGAAAATGGACGATTACCCAGAACTTGTAGCTGCTTTGGATATTTACGCAGATGACTCTACCCAAAAGGATATTAGAAACAAAAGGTGGCTAGTTCGTTCTGATAGTGCAGACGCTATCAAGGAAATTGAGAAGTTATTTGATAGAATTAGATTGGAAAGGGTTTATTGGGATTTAGTAAGAGGTACATGTAAGTTTGGGGACTCTTTTATTGAAATAGTGGCTAATGCATCCAATATGAGTGACGGCATACGCAAAATTAAGATACTAAACCCTTATTACATTTTAAGAGTTGAAGACAAATTTGGGTACTTAAAAACCTTTATTCAACAAATACCTAATTCAAATTCTAATGCAGGCGTTCAGGGGATGCAGAATGATAACTATGTTGAATTGGACAAGAACCAAATAATTCACCTTAGACTTCATACCTCAGACCCTAAGTATTATCCTTATGGTAAATCTATTCTGGCTGGTGCTATGAGGGTTTATCGTTCCTTGAAGCTAATGGAAGACGCTATGCTTGTTTATAGGCTATCAAGGGCTCCTGAAAGAAGAATCTTTTATATTGATGTAGGTAACTTGCCCTCCTCAAAAGCAGAAGCCTTCCTCGAAACAGTTAAAACTAGGTTTAAGAAGGAAAAGTTCCATAACAATAACCAAGTTGATGGTCGATATAACCCCCTTTCCGTAGATGAAGACTTCTTTATCCCTATTAGAGGAAACCAGGGAACTAAAGTAGAAACCCTTAAAGGGGCAGAAAATCTAGGTGAGGTTGATGATGTTAAGTACTTTAGAGATAAGCTACTAGCAACTCTTAAGATTCCTAAGGATTACATTGTAGAGTATGACAAGTCTCCTGAAAGAAAGGCTAACTTGGCCCAGTTAGATGTTAAATTTGCTAGGGTTATCCAAAGGGTCCAGGATAGTGTCGCTATTGGTATTTGTGAAATAGCTAAAAAACATCTAGAATTAATTGGATATCCTAAAACTATTATTAGGGATCTTAAGGTTGAACTTCCTGATCCCTCCGATGTCTTTATAAAAAGGAAATTGGAAATTGATGAAGCTAAGGCTAGGGTCGTTCAGGCAGTTGTGGGCACGGGGTTATTCCCAACATCCCAAATATACAAAGAGTTCTATAACCTTACTCCTACTGAGATTGAAATTATCAAAAAAGAACTTGAGGAGGAGCAGGATGCAGCCGCTGAGAAGGAAAATCAGCAAATGGCCGCGCAGGCTCAAGCTCAGGGACAAGGTGAGGCCGAACAGATCGAAACCCAAGGGGAAGTAGATATGGCTCAATCACAAAACCAAGCCTCTATGGATATGGCGGTTTCGGATAATCAAGCGAAAAATGACATGGCCGTAAACAAACCAAAACCAAAGCCTAGTCAGAAGAAAGAAAGTATTGAAGATTTCTCTTACTTAAGGAAGAAATTCCTTATCGAAGAAGGAGAATCATCAGAAAAATACAAGATAATTGATAGAATTATTAAAAATAAAAATAAGTGAACCCTAAATAGGGCTTATTATACTATATAAATAGAGTTTATATATAAAAATATACAGATATGCAAAAGTTTTTCAACCAAAGAAATAAGAAAATTACAAATTTAAGTCTACTAGCCGATAATTTAGGACATACCATACGGGAAAATGTCTCGGTGTTCTCAGTTGATAGTGAAGATAACTCAGTTACTTTTGTCTCAGAAAGTGGTAACATTATAGAAGGTAATTATTATTTTACCGATAAGATCATATTTGACAACATTGTTGTTGAATCTGGTGAGGTTTTTAGTAATAAGGAGAAATTTGATTCAGCTTCCAAGAATCAAATTTCTCTTTTTATAGAAAGCGTCTATTCAGATGAGTTGTCCGAGTCTGGTGAGATTTTTGATTCAATAATAGATTCTTGGACTCAAAAGGTGAAGTTTAACGAAACCGTGGACACTCTAAGAGAAAAGAAAGAATCCTTTAATAACACTTTCAATATTTTAGAAACTTCTGAGTTTGAAAGGTTCATAGAGCTTTCTGAGAATATCTCTAGTTTTATTAAGGAGAATTTAGAGAAAGTTTCAAGTATCCCTGAAATCCGTAATGCTGTTAAGCTCTCAGACACTGTATCTAAAGCGTTTAGTTTTGATAGAATGTCTATTGACCAGCTAAAGGAACAGGAGTCTATTGAATTCCCTCTTCAGGAGTCTTCTGACATTTACGAGATAGTTTGTAAGCAAGAACTTATGAAGAAAGAGATTCTTGAGTCCAAGAAGTCTTTTGATATGGTTTGGGTGACCGAAGATTGTATTTCTAAGCTTTCAAGGAATATATTTGAAAACGATAAGGAAACGGTTAGTAGATCTCTTGTTGAAGCCTTTGTAGAAATTCCTTACCTTGCTCTTATTTCAAAGAAGCAACTATCTAATACGATTTCTAAAAATCTAAACTCCCTTCATGAAGATGTTTCTTATAGCAAGAATGATCTAAAAGAATATACTAAGCTTCTCTTTGAGATGAAAAAACCTCTTAGAGAACTCGCATCTAACCTTCTTCAAGAGAAGTACGGCATTAATCTTAATAACATTAAAGAATCCCCTACTTTTAAAACTTTACTAAATACTCAATCAATTATTTTTGAATCCTTAGCTAAACTATCACCTAGAAGTAGTGCTATTAGAGAATGCTTACTTAATCTATCAGAAGTACTTAAGGGAAAAAATGGTGTAGAGGCTATTGATGTTAACGAGGGGCTTAGGTTCTTATTCGAAAACTCAGGTCTTGGTGATTTTTATGGTGATGAGCAAATTGCGTCAACCTTCCAGCTATCAGAAAGTGTTGGTGAAGAGGAGGATATTGTTTCCTTTATTATGAATAACCTCCTCTCAGAGGAGGACGCACCCGCTGTACTGGACCCTGTTGAACAAAAAGAGGAAGAAGACGAGGAAGAAGAGGACGAAGTTGAAGTAGGTAAGAAGGATGATGATCCTGAAGAAAAAGATATGTCCAATATGTCTACTAAAGAATTAATGAATACCCTAAAGGATATTGAGCAAATGATTGACGAGCCTCTAGACATAGGCGATCAGTAATACAACTTCAAACTGTATTGAATTCAATTAGTATATAATATACTATGGTAAATGAAAGAACACCTCTTAGGCTACTGTCCGTCTCTGGAATACCCACAATTGGTGAATTCCAGAGTGGTGATGTAGTCGCAATATTAAAGGGTGGCACAGGTACATCCAGTCTAGGTCAGCTTAAAGACGATCTAGGTCTAGGTGCAAGTGATCTAACACTTTCAAGTTTATATGATATAGATCCATCCTTGAGAGCAGGGCTTCCTGGGGGGATACCTTCCACAGGGGATTCTTTAGTATGGACTGGTTCTTTTTGGGGTGCCTCTGCTATAACAGGAGGTGGAGGTGTTACTGATCACGGAGCATTAACTGGGTTAAGTGATAACGACCATCCTCAATATACCCTTAGTTCTACCAACAATGCCCTGTCAAGTTTAGTAACTAGCGTAGAAACTTCTACGGTTGCTTTGTCAAGCTATGTTTCAACTAATGAGGCACTATGGGCATCAGCAACCCCAGCAAGTGCTTTAGATCACGGGGGGTTACAAGGTCTAAGTGATAACGACCATCCTCAATATACCCTTAGTTCTACCAACAATGCTCTATCAAGCTTAGTAACTAGCGTAGAAACCTCTACGGTTGCCTTATCAAGTTATGTTTCAACTAATGAGGCACTATGGGCATCAGCAACCCCAGCAAGTGCTTTAGATCACGGAGGGTTACAAGGTCTTGGAGACGATGACCATACTCAGTATTTGCTTGCTGATGGGTCTAGGGTCGCTACGGCTAGTATTTCAATTGAAAGTACTGACGCTTCTCCTCCTTCTAACCCCGTTGCTCTAGTATTAAAAACTATTGATTCTTCTCCAGCAAATGCTACAAATATTGGAGAGGTTAGATTTTCGGGAAATAATGATGCTCCTGCAAATAAAGTATACAATAGGCTTAGGGGAGTTGCAGATGATGTAGGTGCTGGGTCTGAAGATGGGTCTATAGAGTTAAGGCACTTATTGGCAGGTTCTGAGGTGGTTTCTCTCATCGCTAGTGGTGGGGGCGTTACTGTTGAAGAAAGCTTAACAGTAAGCACTTGTCCAGTACCTGCTCCTGTATGTTATGCTCAAATGGATGGGGATGGTACTGCTGCTGCGAGTGAGACTAAGTTTGGTGCTGGTGTTACTCCAACAACTGTTCAGGACAGTACTGGGCATATAACCTGGGATAACACGAATAAGGAATTTGATATTAGCGTAGCAGGAACTTACCATGTTATGGCTACACTTGTTTTAAATGTTGGTACGACAACTCTCACAACAATTAGGGTAAAGAATGGTGCTACGGCTAAAAATACTTATGTGGACCACGGAACACATGCTGCTGAAGATCCAGAGGAAGTAACTATCCAAGCTGCTTTCACTTGCGCTGCTAGTGATTCTATTACTGTCACCTTTCAGGATGATGGTGCTACAAATATTAATTTGATGGCTGGTTCATCCGTAACAGTTAGAAGATTATTCTAAAGTTTATTCCCTTCTTTTAGAAGGTTGATAACTCTTTCAGTATAGCTTTCTTTTAGTACCCTAATGGTAGAGTAGATGTTTTGAAGTTCTCTTAACCCAGAAATTGAAATCTCTGGGTTTTTTTCTATTTGAGCTAATGTACTTTTTATAGTACCTATTGAATTTACTTCAGCTTCGGTAAGCCTTCCTCTTTTCTTCTTTAGTTCTTCTATTGATTTCATAATTCTATTACCTCATGTCCTTCTTTTTTATAAGTGTTTAGTCTTTTTCTAGCGTGTGCTGCGAGATACTTTCCGTTATCCATGAAATCAT